ACCTTTGCTTTTCATGATAAGTGCCCAAGCGTAATAAATTCTCTATACGGATCTAAAACCCTTCGCGTGCCGGTAAATTGTAATTTCCAGCAAGCACAATCAACTTCTATCTTTTTCGAATTTGATACGTTTGATAACTGGTTCGATTTCCCTCCGTATAGGTGGATTACAAGAGATTATTCTGGCACCAAGTTTCACGGGGTAGACCGATCTATAGATGAAATCCGTCTTTCTGGAACGGTTTTTGATGGACGCAGATTTACCATAGAGGAAGCTCTTTTACAGCTCTCAGCCCTAATCGCTAGAGAAGGCGCCAAGCCAAGTCACGGCTTTATGCAAGTAGATGACTATCAAAACTTCTTGCAAAGCATCGGCAAAGATCCAAACCAACCCAGTTTTACCTTAGTCAATCTCTACAACCATATTGTCATTTTCCCGGATGAAGATTGCCCTAGGCATTTTGCTTATATTCTCGAAATGGACACCTGGCGCTCTGACCCCATTTTCGGGATCTATTGCACCAATCCATCAGCTAATGGCGCGGTAAGACTCAAGTGAACTTCCTAGATGCAATAAAAAGCGGAAAGCCGTTCCGAAGACAAAGCAAGCCGCCTCTTGCTCATAGGTCAATAAGGTTCACCAGTAAGATACAGGTCTTTAAGTGCTGGTTAGGTACAACTTCAAGCTGGGAATACACCTTCAACCGCGATGAGCTTCTAGCTGAAGACTGGGAAATAGATGAGACCGGAGCAGGTCAACAGGAACGCATTGAATAGGTGGGCACTTCCCCACTTGTTTGTAGCAATAACTTCCTCTTGGCCTAGCAATGAGCACCTATCAAATCCGTTCCGCAAAACCCGCAGATATTAACTTTATCTATGCGACCTGGCTTAACAGTCAGAAGTATGACACCGCCCTCGGGCTATCTTGCCGTAAGGCACTTTTCTTCGAACAATACAGACTTGTAATAGACACCATACTAGCCAGTGAGGCTACGCAGGTGTTGGTTGCCGTATTGCCTGAAAATGAGGATGTAATACTAGGTTATTTAGTATTCCAAACCCCAGATACATTACATTACGCCTTCGTTAAAGAGGCGTTTAGGAAGCTTGGAATTGCTAAGCAGTTAATAGAGCAAGCTTATCCATCGTTTTTAGAAAAAAATAAAAATCTCTATTTTTCCCATTCTTCAAAATACGCCCAACCAATTCTCAAAAAATTTACCAATTTAACGTTTAACCCGTTTCTTTTATATAAAAAGGAGTCCTAAGTAATGAATAAGAAAGTAAAAGCCCTGCATATGGCAGTTGGAGTAGACCTAATAGGGTCTGCAACCAGCCTAGCAGCCAGCAGGAACATGGATCTAGAGTTAGTAGAAGCTGGCGTATTAGCCACTTCAAAGAAGACCAACAGAGTGATGCTCATTCCCTACAGCAACATTAAGGGTCTTGAGCTTATGCCTGAAGCACCTGCCGTAGCACCAGAAGTTAAGCCACAGAAGCCTCAAAAGTAAGGCTCAAAAGCTTACAGTTTCTAGCCAAACAGAATGCCCCAAACGTATGGTTAGCAGTTGGAAGTGCTGAATTAGGTCTTTTGTTAGTAATTACAATGACCAGAGCCGTGACCAGAAGCTACACCAGAGCCAGATACAGATAGAGATATAGAAGTAGATAAAGAGCTGTGTATTTTTTTGATGTAACAGCTCAGCTAAAACTGGCAGGTATTTTTAGATTGGTTCAACAGCTCGGCGGCTAGTTAGTTCTTAAACTGATTAACAGCACAAGCAATACAACCCTACCCCCAAGTTCCGCCGCCCCCCTTCCCTTATGGCGAGACTTTATTACTGGGTTGATAGCGGGGTACCAACAAGGCAAAGAAAAACGCCCCATGGAAGCCACAGAGCGTTTAACAACGGATTGGTTATTAGTTAGGAAGCCAGAATGGCAGCATCAACAGCGGACTGGTCAGCAGATAGATACTTAACTGTGTTCACTAGCGATGCATGGCCTAAAGCCTTCTGGGTAAGAAGTATATCGTGATTGGAACGCTTATAAACCGCCGTGGCAAAGCTTTTACGCATGGAGTGGGTGGCAACGTGTCCAGTTACTCCAGCCGCAGCGTAAGCCGTTTTAAGAATCGTATGGGCCTGGCAGCGAGACAGTGCCTTACCGTGGTTCCTCGATTGGAACAGAAAGGAGTCCGGTTCGTTTCTGAGTAGAAGTACAAGCCCTTGGATAGCCTCTTGAGCTACCGGGTGTAGCACAACGTCCCTGGATTGAGTCTTACCCTTGGTAAAGCGCCTCTCCAGCCTAATGCGTGACAGCACCCCGCCATCAGCCCAAACGTCTTTAAGGCGCAGGCTGAGCAGCTCACTGATTCTAAAGCCGCAGTAGAGACCCAAGATAAAGAGGGTCTTATCCCGTTGATTAGACAGCTTATTAACTACAGAGTCCTGCTCTTGTTTAGTAAGTGACCTACAGCCTGCCATAGAAGCCTCCAGTACCTAACATTTTACCCGGTTACCGTGTTCACCGCAACGTTTTAATGATTAACAAGAAAGAAGTACTAGAAACAATCCTAGCAGAGAGGTTGGCTCCCAGAGCTAACTACAAACCCTTTATATTAGAAGAGTTTCTATTTAAAGAGCAGCTTGACTTTATTAATGACCCAGCCAGGTTTGCTACTGCCGTCTGTTCCGTAAGGGCTGGTAAGTCTGTAGCCTGTGCTGCTGATTTAATAAACACAGCAATTAGCAATCCAAAGACTGTAGGGCTATATATAACCCTAGCCAGGTCTTCAGCTAAACGCATTATCTGGCCAACTCTTCTAGAGATAGTAAGTGACTACGGATTAGATGCTCAGCCAAACCTATCGGATCTATCCCTTAAGTTTGGAAACGGCAGCATTATATATTGCTTTGGCGCTAACGACGCTAACGAGATTGAGAAGGTCAGAGGCTTATCCAACGTAGCCGTAGTCTACCTAGACGAAAGCCAGGCATTCCGCAGCCATATCAAAGAGCTAGTGGAAGACATTATCGTCAAGCGTCTTTACGACTTGAACGGTAGATGCCGCATGATTGGAACCCCTGGCCCTGTACCGGCTGGATACTTCTATGAGGCAAGCCAAAGTCCCAGTTGGGCTCATCATGCTTGGACTCTCCATCAAAACCCATGGATACAAAAGAAGTCCGGGCTAACCGTAGATGAACTAATCCAGCAGGACTGTCAGCGTAAAGGCGTTCCCATTACAGATGCATCAATCCAAAGGGAATGTTTTGGAAGATGGGTGCTTGATTCAGACAGCCTTGTCTTTAAGTACAACGCCACTAGAAACAATTATTACGATTTACCACCGCTACATGACTTCGTAATAGCCGTTGACATTGGTTTGCACGATGCAGACGCCATTGCAGTTATTGGTTGGAATAAACACTCATCCGATTGCTACCTAATTGAAGAGCTAGTTAATGCTGAACAGGATATCAGCACACTAGCAACCCAGATTGAGAAGCTAGTAAAGCGTTATAACCCTCTTAAAGTTGTAATGGATACAGGGGGATTGGGTGCAAAGGTGGCTGAAGAGCTACGCAAACGCTTTGCCCTTCCCATCGTAGCCGCCGAGAAGACCCGTAAAGCTGAGTTCATTGCACTTACTAACGATGCTCTTCGTAATGGACGCTTTAAAGCTAAGTCCACTTCCCGCTTTGCTCAAGACGCCCTAATAGTTGAATGGGATTTGGATAAGTCCACCTCTGACCGCCGCGTAATGAAGTCGGAACCCCACTCAGACATTTGTGATGCCGTTCTTTACGGCTTTAGAGAAGCCCTTCATTGGCTCTCAACTCCCGAAACTCCAAAGGTAGACCTCCGCTCTGACTGGGCTGCGCACTCTCAGAAGCTCATGGAAGAGGCACTTGAACACCAAATAGAGAGGCAAAAAGCAGATGAGGCTGAAGCCGATAGTTTAGCACTTCTAGATATGGACCCTTTCCAAGATCAAAGCCCGCTCTCTTATTACCTCAACAAAAAAAGGAACAGTTAATGTCACTGACCGCTTTAGAAATTATTCAAGTAATGACCCAGGCTAAGGAGCTTGGCTTTACCAACTTAAAGATTGATGGCCTAGAACTTAACAGCACTTCTAAACAGCCAGTGGCAGAGCCGGTTAAAGCAACTGAGCCGCCCCCCGCCGATCTAAAGCCGGAAGAAATCGTTTCCCCTTTATCAGTCCTAGATGAACTAACAGACGAAGAAATTCTCTATTGGTCCACCCCCTATTACCAAGAGCTTCAAGAAAAGAAAGAAGCAATGAAACAAGCGAAAGCCCTACAGGAGTAATCAATGTCTACAATCGACGTATCCAAAATGGATAAAGTGGTAACGGATGCCACTGGAAAAGTAATTTCCAAACAGGAAGGTAAGAAAGACCAGCAAGAGGTTGGCAAATTCTACTGGTGGAAAGCTGATAGAAACATGGCCCAGGAAATCCTAGGGACCATTAAGTTTATTCAGACCCATTCACCCACACGCATAGAGCAAATCACTGCTTCAACTCGCCTCTACGGAAATTCAAGCGCCTTTAATTTTATTGGGCCTGCACTCTCTAGAACCGCTAGTGCTTCAGCAAACTCTCAATCCAACCGTATCAGCTATAACCTGTGCTCTTCTGTAATCGACACGCTTGTTAGCAAGATAGCTAAGAACAAAATCATTCCTACATTCATTACCTCGGGTGGCGTATGGGGGATGCAACGTAAAGCGGAACAGCTCTCTAAGTTCACAGAGGGAATGTTCTATGACCAGGACGTTCATAAGAAGGGCGTAGACGCATTCCGCGACGGCGGCGTGTGGGGAACCGGCATTGTTCATGTTTTTGAAGATGAAGACTCCATTAAGGTTGAAAGAGCCCTTCCGCATGAATTTTTCGTAGACCAGATTGAAGCCCTCACGGGAGACCCACGCCAGTTACACCGTGTAAAAATGGTGGACCGCGATGTAATGCTTGCCTTCGCCGAAACTCTTGAAGATGGCGAAGACAAAGAGAAGGCAATTGAAGCTATCTCTACCTACACTCCGGGCGCTTTCGTAGACTTAGGCGGCGCTGGAACTGCGGCTGACCTAATCGTAGTCACTGAGTCCTGGCACCTTCGCTCCAGCAAAGACTCCGAAGACGGCTTACACGCTATCTGCGTTGGGGATTGTGTCGTCTTTAAAGAAGAGTGGACTAAGAATTACTTTCCCTTCGTTTTCTTCCACTACTCCAAACGCCTCTTGGGCTTCTGGGGTCAAGGTGCCTGCGAACGTCTCCAAAACCTTCAACAAGAAATCAACCGCCTAATGATTCTCATCCAACGTTCTATGTGGATGGGTGGCTCATTCAAGGTGCTAGTAGAGAACGGTTCGCGCGTGGTCTCTCAGCATCTTAATAACGATGTCGGCACTATTATTACCTACACTAATACGCCCCCTCAGTACATTACCCCGCCCATGATTCAGCAGGATATCTATCCCTATGTAGATAACCTAATAGCTAAAGGATACCAGCAAGAAGGAGTAAGCCAGCTTTCTGCCTCTAGCCTTACTCCTCTTGGCGTCAAGTCGGGTGCCGCTATGCGTACCTATGACCAGATCGGGGATGACCGCTTCCTCTTTATCGGTCAAGAGATGGAAGCTTTCTATCTGGAAGTTGCCCGTCAAATGATTGAGGTAGCTAAAGATATTTACTCACGTAAGAAGTCTTTCAAGACCGTATTCCCCACCACCAAGTTTATTGAAACGATTGATTGGGCGGATATTAAGCTTGATGAAGACGAATACATTCTAAAAGCGTTCCCCACTAGCTCACTCCCAGATGAACCCGCAGGAAAGCTAGAAACCATTCAAGAGTACATGGCTGCTGGTCTCATTTCCCCGCGTGCCGGGAGACGCCTAATGTCTATGCCAGACGTAGAAATGTCAGACAAACTAGCTAACGCGGCTGAAGACCTACTACATAAGCTTTTTGAAGATATGCTAGACAATGATGTTTATGTATCTCCAGAACCACAGTTTGACCTTGCATTAGCTCAGCAGCTTTACCTTAGCTATTACAACTACGCCTATCTTAATAGCGCCCCAGACGAAAAGATGGCGCTATTACGCCGATTCAAATCACAGATTGATGACCTTCAAGCGCAGATAGCTCAAGACGCGGTTAATCAACAAGCGCAGATGCAAGCTCAGGCTCAAGCGACTGTAACTCCTATGGCTAATCCGGCACCTACGCCCACTAGTCCCATGGTTCAGAACACAAATAATCAACCCGTATCCGCATAAGGAAATAAACCAATGTCCAATTCAACAGCATTAGCGATGCTTCAAACTTCCATTCCTGCAACTTCAAATGCTCCTGCCGCAACTTCTACTGCCGGTGGTGAACCAGGCTTACAGTCTGCAAACACAGATCAAGTAAAGACTCCCGAAATTGATTCAACCCGTTTCGCCCACTTAGCCAAAAAGGAAGCCGCGTTAACGAAAGAGCGGGAAGCCTTTAAGTCGCAGCAAAAAGCCCATGCTGAAGAGCTAGAGAAACTAAAGTCAGTTCACAAAAAGCTACAAGACTTTGAAGAGCTTAAGTCTAAAGACAAGCTAGGGGCGCTCAAGCTTGCTGGATTTACCGACAATGACATTATCGAAATGTTTGCCCAGCAGGAAGACAACTCCACCCCCGAGGAAAAGGCTGCCAAAGCAGCACAGAACGAAATTCAAAAGTTCCGGGATGAGCAAACCAAGCAGCAGCGAGAAGCTCAAGAGAAGCGAAACTCTGACACCATTTCCCAATTCAGAAATGACATTACCAAAACAATTTCCGCTAGCCCCGAAAAGTATGAGCTTTGCAATTACAACGGGTCACTAGCTGAAGAACTAATCTACGAAACAGTAGCGTCCGTATTGGAAGACTCTAAAGAGCTTATTTCAGTTCAAGAAGCCGCTGACCTTGTAGAGCAATACTATGAGGATACCTATAAGAGCATGAGCAATCTAAAAAAGCTTAGGCCATCAGAAGCCGTAGCTGCCGCAAAAGAAGCCATTTCCAATTCAGAGCCACTAAAGCCGGAAGTATCACCCCGCCCAGCATCCAAGACGCTCTCTAATAAAACCGCCGC